GCTCAGGTGCTCTACTCAAACGGTAGATAACCAGAGAGTCTTCAATCATACGGAGTTGGTTTACCGCTTTGATTGCTTTGTGAAGATGAGACAGCACCATGTTTTTGTTGAGATCCATGATGCCAGAGTGGCAATAGCAAATAGAATCTGGAGCAATCTTCATGCCCTGATTGGTTGAAGCATTCTTCAAACCTTTAGGATCAAACACGAAATAGTCTGCTGCCTTTGAGGTCAATGCCTCATTGACATTCATATTGCGTAGTTGCTCAGGACGCTTTGACTCACGCTCACTAACCTTGCGGATCTTGCGAGGGTCAATGTAGCGCAGATCGACCAGACCAGCACTAGGGTTATCTGGATCGATTACCTTATGATAAAAAAGTCTCCCGTCCACATACCAGCGACGGAAGATCTCATACGAGCGATTCTCAAAATCAAGAAGACGAAGGATCTCATCAAACTCTTCTCTAATGAGTTTCTTGATTGTTTGTCTACATAAAAATGCAGGTATCTGTAACACATCAACTGCGTCGTCAAAATTACCACAAATAGTTTCGTTGACAATATCATCAACTGCACTATCACATTCTGGTTGCAAAACCATCTCTCTGTATCTAGAGATTAGCTCATACTCGTTACGTACTGCGCCGTCCATATCTACGGTATAACCGTAGTAACCGCCGCCTGTAACTGGAAGTGAGCCGTCTAGGTTATCCTTTTGCACGAAAGAAGGCCCCTTGGGGACCTTCTTTGCACGCTCTAGTGAAAAACCAAAAATCTGTGATGCCATTATATTAGTAACGTAATCCCTAGACTATTTAGGTAGTTTCTAAATCAGTCTTGGAGAGCGACTGGTGCCCAATATTGGACTTGAAGCTCAACGGTGAATTCTTCAATTGCATCGTTGTTGCCATAATCCAGATCAATAGCAGATACGCTGCTGGGGAATACGTTGTAGAATTTGTAGGACTTGAGCACTTTAGGTGCATCCGAATCCTGCAAGTCACGGGACAACTGATGGACGCTCATGTCAGCGAAGTAACCAGTCGAGTCCGAAGCATCTCCCAGAGTGCCAGCAGCAGTGAAGTTTTCGTTTGCTGCCTGAATGCTGTTTGCCCACAATTCAAATGCATTACGCAGAGTGAATTTGGTGTCATTCATAATGGTGATTGTCCAAGGCTCGAAGGTGCGGTCACCTGCGATCTTAAGGACACGACCTCTGAAAGGTACTTCGATAACACCGATCTGAGAAGCGGGGAGGTTTGCTGCTCTAACAGTAAACTTACCCAGGTTTGCAAGACCAGCGTCGTTGATAATCCCAGTGGGGAATGCCAGGTCTACCTGGAATAGATTAGGGCGAGCAAAATCATTTACGATACTCGCTTTAAAGTCGTCTAGTGTGCCTCTAATAGCCATTGTTTTCTAATGCCTCCGTCGTTTATATTTAGTTAAATGAAATTTTTGAGGGGTCCTTGCGGACCCCAAAGTTATCAGTTAGCGACTTCAGCGAAGCTAACGCCCGTGCGAGTAGCAACGAAGGTCAGCGTGATGTAGTTGATAGTGCGCGTGGGCTTGACGAAGATCTCAGCGTAGAATTCGCCACGATCGACTGCCTCAGGGGGGTTATTGGACTCATCGCACTTGACGAGGAAGTCAGTAACACCTCTACGACCTTGGACATCACGGAGGTAGGGCTCAACGATGTTGGTGAAGAGTGTGCGCTGTGCTTCATCATTCTGCTCAAAGAGTTGAGTCTTAGCAGCAGTGCCGATGACTCTCTCGATAACGAGGAAGAGACGACGGACGTTGATGCGATCGAATGCAGAAGCAAATCCTTGTGCAGTCTTGTCACCGAAGAGGACAACACCTTGACCAGGGAAGGAAACAACAGGGTTGATGCGTGCAGCATACAGTGTATCACGCTGTGTCTTATTGGGCGAGAATGCAACCTTGATTGCGTTTCTCAGGACACCGCGAGCGAAACCTGCAGGCGAGAACCAGGGCTCTGCTACGTTTGCAGTATTCAGGACGAGACCAGCGATGTCACCATTGCAGGGGACATAGCGATAAACGTCGGAATACTTATCGTAGATGTACTTGTAACCACTGTCGAAGATTGCATAGTTGGTGCTAGGCAGTTGGTCGAAGTAGTTGACCATGTTTCTAACAACAGTATCGCCATTGGTGATGCCGATAACGTCAGATCTCTTGGGCGAGAAGAAACCAAGGCAATCGCGACGGGACTCTAGGATGTTAGTGATTAGAGTAACTTTTGCGATAGCAGCAGAATCATCAGCACCAGCAGGACCAGAGAGGATGAAGTCAATGGTTTGCGACTCGGGGTCAGAGATGAGATCGTATGCGTCACCGATTAGAGTATTAGAAACGGTGTAGGATCCACCAGTTGTGGAGTAGGTTGCACCTGCGCTACCAGAAGCAGCACCGAGACGATAGTAGAATGTAGAATTATTCTTAGATCCAACGGTGGTTGCACCAGAAGGATAAGCAGTTGTGCCATCTGTAGAGCGGAGGAGATTGAAGCGACGGTTGATTGCGCTTTGACCCCAGTCACCAGCTGCAGAGTTACCAGCAGTGCCAGCAAAACCAGCAGTCTCGTGGGATCCCCACCAGATATATTCGGAGCGTTGCTTGACTACAGTCTTGTAGTAGTTTACTTCACCAACAGTGGACTTAGCGTCAGATGCTTTAGAGACAGCGATGAAACGCTCAAGGACTGTGCCAGGGTTGCCAGTGATTTCGCCATCAACGTCAATAACGAGGATGTGCATTTCGTCGTTAGAACCACCGACGTTGTTGGTATATAGAGAAGTGCCAGGACGTGCAGCAACGTTGATCCACTTAGAACCAGGGAGATACTCACGCTCAGCATACTCATTTCTTACGGAAGAAACAGTTACGTTGGTGGAGTTAGTATCAGCAACGATGTCATTAGCAGCAAACTTGATGCTACCAGAATCGAGACCTGCATAGAGACGACGCTCAATACCGCCAGTTGCGATAACACCAGTGTTGGTGCCTTGGGTAACTGTCTGACCATCAGCGATGATGCCAGTAACACCACCAGAGGGAAGCTCGATCTCAAGGACCTTATTAGCAGCATCCCATGCAACAACTGTGACTGCTTCGTTAGATCCACCAATGTCAATAGTGGTCGAAGTGCCAGGAGTAAAGCTACCAACCAGAGTGGTGAGAGTGAGTTTCAAGGAATACTTGAAGACTTTAGCAGCAGCGCCAGATGCAGCAGTGATTGCTTCATCAGCAACAAATTCGTGCTCGTTACCAGAGCTAGGTGCAGGGCATACGAGAATCTGGTCAGCACCAGCGTCAGTTACAAAGATGCCAATCGAGTTACCGAGAGTGCCAGCATAACGGGCTGCCCACTGCCAGGTATTGCTATTGCTGTCTTCGTAGGTTGTTTCGTAGTCTTGAAGATTTTTAATCAGGACCGATGTTCCAGTATCAACTGCGTTTTTGAGAAGAGAATCGGAGATACGGATAGTCTTCAGAACGCCACCGTATGCAAGGAATTGCGAAGCGGTGTACCAATACTCATAGTTATAGTCATTGGGCTCACCGAAGGTGTTGACGAGAGATCTTTCAGATGCGATCTCGACGATTTCCTCAACGGGACCCTGTGCAAAAGGTGCTGCCAAGACACCTACATTTAGTCCTACTGGGGCGGTTACTGTCGTTAGGTCCCTTTCCTGGATTACTACCCCTGGGGACAACTGGTTGGAAGCACTCATGTTTTAACTCCTAGAATGGTCATCGAATGTCTAGGATTATTTATATTTTTGAAACTTTACCTGTACTCCCACATATATGACTTGTCTCCGTATTCCGCGACTTGCCACACATCACCCTGAGCATCTGCAAAATATTCTTCGCCTAAACCATCGTCAACGAATCCAAATGGTGCCATGTCTTGCTCAATAGCTTCACGTTGATCATCGTAGATACGCTGACGGACATCGTTGTCATTCAATTCTTTAAAGTAATCCTGCATCGCCATCCATGCAAAGATAACCATACACATTGCCAAGTCATCATTACATCCTTCTTCCGCTTGGAATGAATTTCCCTTTGCAATAAAAGTGGTTAATTCTGCGATACAGTCATAGTCAGGTACAAGTAATTTATCATCTTCGATAAGTTGCTTTAGATTAGAGCATCCAACTTGTTTGACCGCAGTAGACATCTTGACACCCAACTGCGTCTTCTTTCCAGAGAAACCCTGACCCAACTGCTGTCCTGCCCTACCCCTCATTGCACACATCAAAAGATTTTCATATTCTAAATCGTACTGAATGATGTCTGCAACCTGTCCGCCAATGTCATTAACCTCAACTAAGACAAATGCTTGATTATAATTCTTGGCAACATCTACAATGATGTTTGGAAATAAGATTGGTTTGACATCATTACTTCTATATTTTGCTACGACTTGATAGGGAATTGTAGTTGTATCAACCACCAAGAACGCAGAGTAATCTCCTGATACACCTCGTGCCACGTCTGCGGTGATAACATAATTATGTCCTTCTTCCCTCTTCTTATATAATGACAATCCATTTCTAGTGACGAAAGGATCTTCATATGTCATGACCCTGAGTTTTGTTGCACTAATCAATGTGTCAACAGATCCTAGAAATTCACATTCAAACTCAACTTTGAATTGCTGCTCGGATGTGTTTTTGATTGTTTGCTCTTTCCATGCCGCATCTCTACCAGGCACTTCAGACCAATGCACTTCGGTGGGGACATATTCATTTTTCCCACGCTCTGCATCATGCCACAACTTATAAAACATATTCATCCCGTGTGGCGTGGAGATGATAATTACTTTGGTTGACTTACCAGAAGATACAGTAGGATAAACAGAGCTAAAAAACTGGTCAGCGATATGAGTCGGAACGAACGCGAATTCGTC